TCTCTCTTTTCATAAACGTGGACAAAAAAGGTCAATTAAGGGCGGTGGGAAATGGCAAAACGGGGAAGAACATCGACGGCTTCGCTTGAAGTCGCGGCCCTTGTTGCGCCCGTTGCGAAGGAAAATCGCCTGTCGCCGCCGATCCATTTGTCCGATGCGGAGCAAGGGATCTGGCTGGACGTCGTCAATGACAACCCCGCCGACACTTTCTCCGCAATGCACATTCCATTGCTGGAGGCGTATTGCCGGCACGTTGTGAATGGCCGGGTGCTGGCCGAGGAAATATCGAACTTCGACCGCTCCTGGCTGTATGGGGCGGATGGCGCGGATTCGGACGCCAGTCTCAAGCGCTATGACCGGATGCTGGCCATGGCTGAGCGCGAAAGCCGCGCGGCATCGTCGCTGGCAACCCGGCTGCGGATCACCAGGCAGGCTGTCGAGCACCCGACGACCGCCGGCCGCGCGCTGAACAACAAGGCGAAAGCAAGGAAGCCGTGGCAACTGCCAGCCGACGTCGAAGACTGACCCGCGGCGACAGGAACATTGCCTGGATCGAGGCTCACTGTAGGATCCCGGAGGGCCGCTTGGTCGGCAAGCCGGTCAAGTTGACCAAGCACCAAAGGCGTTGGATCAAGCGGATATACGACAGTCCGACCAGGCTGTTCATCCTGTCTATGGCGCGAAAGAACGCGAAGACGGCGCTGTCGTCTTTCCTGCTGCTGTTGCACCTGTGCGGACCGGAGGCGAAGCCAAATTCGCAGCTGTACAGCGCGGCGCAGTCTCGTGAGCAGGCTTCTATCCTGTTCGCCCTGGCAGCCAAAGTGGTGCGCATGTCACCGGACCTGTCGGAGTACGTGACCGTCCGGGACACGGCAAAGCAGCTGTTCTGTGCCGAGCTGGGCACGCTGTACAGAGCGCTGTCAGCGGATGCAGCGACAGCCTACGGCTTGAGCCCCGTTTTCACTGTGCACGACGAGTTGGGCCAGGTGAAAGGACCACGGTCCGAGCTGTACGAGGCGCTTGAAACTGCGTCAGCGGCCCAGGAATCACCGCTGTCGATCATCATTTCGACCCAGGCGCCGACGGACGCTGACCTGCTGAGCCTGCTGATTGACGACGGCCTGACTGGCTCAGACCCGCGCATCAAGGTGGAGCTGTACACCGCTCCGATAGACGCCGATCCGTTCAGTCCGAAGGCGATCAAGGCTGCGAATCCGCACTTCGCGGACTTCATGAACCAGGAAGAGGTGTTCCGCCAGGCGAGCGACGCAAAGCGGATGCCGAGCCGGGAGGCTAGTTACCGAAACCTGATCTTGAATCAGCGGGTTGAGGCGAAAAGCCCCTTTATTGCGCGGGCGATCTGGTTGGAAAACGGCGCCGATCCGGCGCCAATTGAGGGGCGCGAGGTGTACGGCGGCCTCGATCTGTCTTCGGTGAATGACCTGACGGCCCTAGTGCTGACGTCACAGGACGGCGATGTACACCCGACTTTCTGGCTACCGGAAGAAGGGCTGGCCGAAAAGGCCCGCGCGGATCGGGTTCCATACGACTTGTGGGCCGAACAGGGCTACCTGCTGACGACTCCGGGCCGGGCGATTGAGTACTCGTTCGTGGCAAAGCATCTGCGGCAGGTGTTTGACACGCATGTGGTGCTGGCGCTCGCGTTCGATCGGTTCAACATGAGGCATTTGCGGCCTTGGTTGGTCCGGGAAGGATTCACGGACGACGAACTGGAGCGTTTCATCGAGTTCGGCCAGGGATTCGTCAGCATGTCGCCGGCTTTGCGCTCACTGGAGGAAAAGCTGCTCTCCAAGAATCTGCGGCATGGGAATCACCCGGTGCTGACCATGTGCGCGGCAAATGCAGTGGTGGTAAAAGACCCGGCCGAGAACCGGAAGTTTACGAAAGCGAAGGCAAGCGGCCGTATTGACGGCATGCAGGCCTTGGCGATGGCTGTCGGAGTGATGCCTGACGCCGTCGAAACAACAAAATCATTTTGGGAAACCGCCTGATGGGACTTTTCGACCGATTCAAGATCTGGCGAAAGTCGACCGATCCGCTTGCCATTCTTGCGGAGATGATGCGCGGAGGCCGCACCTCCAAAGCCGGCCCGACCATCAACCTGGAAAACACTCTTCGGGTGGGTACCGCCTTTGCTTGCATACGGGAGATTGCTCAGGGCTGCGCTCAGGTTCCGTTCAAGATCTATAAAAAGGGTGGACAGGAAGCGACCGACCACCCGCTGTATGAGCTTCTGACGGCGATGCCGAATGACTGGAGCACAGCCTTCGAGTTCATCGAAACGCTGTTGATGCATACCAGCCTTGGAAATGGCTATGCGTACAAGAACGTCGGCGCCAGCGGCAAGCTGCTGGAGCTGATTATCCTGGACCCGAGTCGCGTCCAGAAGATGCAGAGGCCCGATTACAGCATTGTCTACAAGGTGACGGCGCCGACCGGCGCCATGCAGGAATTTCCGGCCGAAACGATATGGCATCTACGCGGGCCGAGTTGGGACGGGCTCAACGGACTGGACATCATCAGTCTCGCCAGAGAAGCCCTTGGCCTTTCGGTTGCTACCGAGGAGAGCCACTCGAAGCTGCACTCCAAGGGGGTTCGCCCTTCGGGCATCTATTCAGTAGAAGGCACGCTCAGCGCAGAACAGCACAAAGCATTGCGGAAGTGGATCGAAGCTGAGTTCGGTGGCGCGGAAAATGCCGGCACGCCGATGATTCTTGATCGGGCGGCGAAGTGGATTAGTACTGCGATGACTGGGGTTGACTCACAGCACCTGGAAACTCGCAAGTTCCAGATCGAAGAGGTCTGCCGGTTCTTTGGCGTGTTCCCGATGATTGTCTTCCACAGCGACAAGACTAGCACCTTCGCGTCTTCGGAGTCGTTCTTCGAAGCCAACAACAAGCTAACTCTCTCGCGCTGGTATCGGCGGATTGAGCTGTCGGCAAATGCGTACCTGCTGACCAAGAAAGAGCGCAAGGAAGGCTACTACTGCAAGTTCAACGCCAATGCTCTTATGCGCGGCTCGGCCAAAGACAGGGCGGAGTATTACGCCCGGGCGCTGGGTTCCGGCGGCCATCCGGGATGGATGACGCCTGACGAAGTCCGCGCGCTGGAAGAGATGAACCCTCGCGGCGGCGATGCCGACAAATTGCCGCCTGGCGCCAACACTGGCAATCAGCCGGACCCGAATCCCGCCTGAAAAGGAACACCATGACTACCAAGAATCTTGACTTCGCCTGTGAGTTGAAGGCAACCGGCGATACCGGTACCTTCGAAGGCTATGGATCCGTGTTCAACATCACGGACAAGGGCGGTGACATTGTGGTCCCTGGCGCCTTCGCCGAAACCCTCTCTGCCGCAAAGGCCGCCGGCCGCCTGCCTGCAATGCTGTGGCAGCACAATCCGCGCGAGCCGATCGGCGTCTATACCGAAATGGAAGAGGACGCGGTTGGACTGCGGGTAAAGGGAAAACTGGCACTGAAAACCGCGCGCGGCGCGGAAGCATACGAACTCATGAAAATGGGCGCCCTGAGCGGTATGTCCATTGGCTATCGGGTGCGCGATGACAGTTGGGATCGCGTCACCGACGTCCGCACCATCAAAAAGGCTGACCTGTTTGAGCTTTCCTTGGTCACCTTCCCCATGAACGACGCCTCCCGCATCTCGGCGGTCAAGTCCATCGAGGAACTGGAGAGTCTTTCCGAAATCGAGCGCCACCTGCGTGATGCTTGTGGCATGTCGAAAAGCGAGGCTACCGCCTTGGTATCCCGCATGAAGAGCGTCATCGGCCGGGGTGATCCCGGGGAGGGCGCCGAACTGCTGAGGGCCCAACGCGCCGCGCAATTGGCGCTGGAGAGCATCGGCAAACGGTAATCCCGCATCACCACCGAAACCAGCCGCCTACGGGCGGCTTTTTCATTTCCAGCAAAAGGACAATCATGGAAATCAAACAACTGGCCGACACCATCGAAAAGCTGGGTCAAGCCTGGGAAGAGCACAAGAAGACCAACGATGAACTGCTGAAGGCGAAGGCTGACGGCAAGGCCATCGGTGATCTGGAAGCTAAGATGGCGAAGCTGAGCGAAGCCATCGACTCGTTGACGGACCTGAAGGAGCAGTTCGAAGCCGTCGAAAAGAAGCTGGGCCGCCCGCGCACCGACAGCGAAGTCAAGGCTGAGGCCGACTTCGCAGCCGAAGTGAAGAACTTCAACCTGGCTTTGCGCGCGGACTGCGCTGTCAAGGGCAAGCCGATTCCGGCTGAGTTCGATGCTGATGGCTACCGCGCTTACAAGTCCGCCTTCTTCAAGATGGCGGCCGGTGTGTCGATCGATAACCTGGAATCGAACGAGCGCAAGGCGCTGCAGGCCGGATCTGATCCGGACGGCGGCTATTTCCTGCCGCACTCGACCATGGGCCGTGTCGTGGGTAAAGTCTACGAACAGTCGATCATGCGCCAGATCGCGTCCGTGCAGACCATCAGCACGAACGACATCGAAGGCATCATCGACAACAACGAAGCCGACGCCGGATGGGTTTCTGAACTGGGTTCCCGTTCCGAGACAAACACGCCTCAGGTCGGGAAGTGGCGCATCGAGGCGTTCGAAATGTATGCAAGCCCGAAAGCTTCGCAACGCATCCTGGACGACGCGGCCGTCAACGTTGAGGAATGGCTCGGCGGCAAAGTCGCTGACAAGTTCGCGCGTGTCGAAGGCGCTGCCTTCTGGACCGGCACTGGAGTCGGGCAGCCGATGGGCCTGGCTTCTTACGCCACCGTTGCGACCGGCGACGGTTCGCGCGACTGGGGCAAGTTCGAGCACGTTGTCACCGGTGCCAACGGCGACTTCGACGGCACCCTGAAACTGGACCCCATCCAGGATCTGCAGGGCGCGCTGAAAGACCAATACCTGGGCAATGCAACCTGGGTGATGCGCCGCGAAGTGCGCACCAAGGCCCGCAAGCTCAAGGACTCGCAGAACCGCTATCTGTGGGAACCCAGTCTGCAGGTCGGCCAGCCCGAGCGCCTGAACGGCTACGCGGTACGCTGCGATCAATTCATGCCTGCGCTGGGCAATGGATCCCTGTCGCTCGCCTTCGGCGACTTCCGCGAGGCTTACCAGATCGTGGACCGCATGGGTATCCGCACCCTGCGGGATCCGTACACCGCCAAACCGTATGTGGTGTTCTACAGCACCAAACGCACCGGCGGCGGTGCCGTGAACTTCGAGGCGATCAAGTTCGCCAAGTTCTCCACCTGATCGGTTCCCGGGTGCCGCCAATGAGCGGCGCCCGATCCATCCTCTCGACTTCAAGGAATCGCCATGAAAGACCTGATGAACAATATCGACGTGAAACGCGTCATTTCGCCGGTATCCGTCGCGGATAACACGGCGCAAGTCGGACAGGTAATCGACGGCCAAGGTGCCGGGTCGATCACTTATCTGATCGCCATGGGATCGATCGCCGATGCCGACGCAACGTTTACGGTGCTGCTCGAGGAATCGGATGCCTCCGGTTCCGGCTTCTCCGCTGTGGCCGATGCTGACCTGATCGGTACGGAGGCGCTGGCCGGCTTCGTTTTCAGCGATGACGACAAGTGCCGCAAGCTGGGCTACAAGGGCGCCAAGCGCTATACCCGGCTGACCATCACCCCGGCGAACAACGCTTCTGCAGCGCTCCTGTCGGCTGTGGCCATCCTGGGCGCGCCCCAGATGTCCCCCACCGCCAACCCGCCGGCCTAATCGCCGCGCCTCCCTGGGACGCCTTCGGGCGTCCCTTCATCCTTGATCTGACTGTCATCCCATGAGCCTGAAACTCATCACTGCGCCGACGGAAGAGCCAATTTCGCTCGCCGAAGCCCGACTTGCGCTCAGGCTGGATGCGGACAATACGGCAGATGACAGTCAAATCCAGGATGTTTTGATCCCTGCCGCACGGGCCGCTGCCGAGCAGGAAACCGGCATAGCGCTGATCGAGCGCGAACTGGAGCTCGGCCTTGACGGATTTCCGTGCGACGGCCGAATTTCATTGCGTATTGCGCCGCTGATCGCTCTGGAAAGCGTCAAGTATTACGACCCGGCCGGCCAGCTTCAGACGCTTGATGATTCGAGCTACTTGGTCGACGACCACGCAACACCACCGGCAGTCTGCCTGGCGCCGAACTTCGCATGGTCGACTACGCAGTGCCGTCCGAATGCCGTTCTGATCCGATTCACCGCTGGCCATGCTGGTGCGGCTGCGGTTCCAAAGGAAGTCAAATCCTTCATGTTGGCCCACGTGGAGGCGGCTTACAGAGGCGAAGACCTTTCTCCGCATGTCTACCGGCTGCTGGACGGCGCAAAGGTCTATCCGTGAAGTCGACGGAATTCAACTGCCAGATCACGATCCAGGCGCTGGGTCAGACGAAGGATTCCTTCGGCGGGAAGGTGAGTGGGTGGACCGATCGCCTTGCGAACATCCGCGCCGCCTGGCGCTCGGTTTCGGGCAATGAACGCCGCGTGACGGAGCATGGAGGCCAGGCCGCCGAGTCGCGCGAAGAGTTCGTCATCAACTTCCGCGAAGGCATCGACGCCAGCATGCGCGTTGTCTTCAAGGGCAAGTTCTTCAACATCAAGCATGTGAAGCCGTTCGGTCGGATGAACCGGGAGTGGCTTCTGCTGACCTGCGATACGGGTGTAAACGATGGCTGACGGATTGAAAGCGGAAGTGCTGGGTACTGCCGCGCTGACCGCCGCCTTCAAGGACGTCCGGGAAGACATGCAGCGCTCGACCGCCTTCAAGATGGTGGCCGGCGCGGGATCCGTGGTGCGCGGCGAGGCAAAGCGTTTGGCCCAAGCGCAAGGCCTGCGCAAGACCGGCGCCATGATCAACAACATCGCCTTCAAGCGCGATCGCGGCGCTCCGGAAGGAACGGTCCAGTACAACGTCGGCGTGCGCCACGGACGCGACATCACACGGAAGGGTGAAAAGAAGCTGCTGCTGAAGGTCGGCAAGAGCGGCCGCATCGTGCGTGCGAATGACCCGTTCTACTTCCGCTTCCACGAGCTGGGCACGAAGAAGATGCAGGCCCGGCCGTACCTGGCGCCGGCGCTTGAGAACAAGCGCGACGGGGCAATCCAGGCCATGGATGACCGGCTGCAGAAATCGCTTGAAAGGGCGGGCAAGAAATGAGCGTGAAGCAGACCGTCCTGGCCGCCCTGGAGCCTGTGCTGGCAAACACCTGGGCGGTCGAACTGCCGCAGCGCCCGACCTGGCCGGCAATCGTCTTTGAAGTCGACAGCCAGCCCGAGCTTGGCTGGTGCCTGGGCGGCGGATACGACCAGAACGTGGTCACCGTCGTCATCCTGGCGCGCGAGCTGGGCCAGATCGAAACCATGATTCCGCAGGTCCGCGCCGCCATGGAAGCGTTGGATGGCTTCATGGGCGAGGAAGAGCACGGCGATTCCGGATATGAAGACGATCCGGAGGTCTACGGCTACTTCATGAACTTCCGAATTCGAACCCTGAAATATTGACCACCAGGCCCGCCGCGAGCGGGCTTTTTCATTTGGAGCCGAGCAATGGCGACGACGAAGACGAATCAGCAGCCCGCCGCGGCGCCGGAAAAGAAGCCGGTCGACCCGATGGACATCATCACCACCGATGAGCATGCGGGCCAGGGCGGCTCGTTCGTGCTCGACCCCGCAACCGGCGCGCGCATGAAAGTCGTTGCCGAAGACTGACATCTGAAAAGGAAAAGCCATGTCGAAGAAACAGCGCAACGCCTTGCTGCTGGCGAAGATCGAAACCACCTACGGAACCGACCCGACGCCGGCCGCCGCGACGAACTCCATCCTGTGCCGCAACCTGGACGTGCAGCCTTTGAAACTGGAGGTTCAGGACCGCGACACCGTGCGCCCCTACTACGGCAACAGTCCGCAAGTTGTCGCTGCCAACTACAGCACGGCCGAGTTTGAGGTGGAGCTGGCCGGCGCCGGCGCTGCTGGCACTGCTCCGAAGTGGGGGCCGCTCCTTCGAGCCTGCGGCTTCTCGGAAACGATCTCAGCCGGCGTGAACGTCACCTACGCGCCGATCAGCGTGGCGCAGGAATCGGTCGCGATTTACTACTACCTGGACGGCCTGCTGCACAAGATGACCGGCTGCCGCGGAAACGTGTCGTTCGAATTGAACGCCAAGGGCATCCCGGTCATGAAGTACCGCTTGGTCGGCCTGCAAAGCGTGGTGACGGATACCGCGATGGCCACCGGCACCACCTTCAGCGGCTTCATTCAGCCAGTTGCCGTCAACAAGGCGAACACCACGTTCACCCTGCACAGCTACAGCGGCAAGATGGAATCGTTCACGCTGGATGTTGGCAATACTGTGAACTACATCAACCGCGTTGGTAACGAGGAAGTGATCATCGCTGACCGCAACATGACCGGCAGCGTGATGATGGAACTCGACGCCATCGCATCCAAAGACTGGCTCGCCATCGTGCGCGCCGGCACTGCCTCGACGCTCTCCATTGTGCATGGCACCGTGGCCGGCAATATCTGCACCCTGTCCGGGCCCAAAGCGCAGCCGCTGGAACCGTCCTACTCCAACAAGGACGGCATTGCCATGGTGACTTTCCCCATCTCGATCCAGCCGAGCAGCGGTAACGACGAAGCAAGCCTTGTCATCACCTGATCCAGCACGCCCGGCCGCGCGTCGGGCTTCATCGTTCCCCAACTACAAAACCGGAGCAGCACATGGCTTTCAAGATCGTCCTTTCACCCACCTACAAGGTCAAGGTCATCGTCGAAACCCCGAACGACAAGGGGACCGTGGACAAATCGGACTTCATGGCGGAGTTCAAGCGGGTCGACATGAAGGACCTGGAAGAGCTCAAGGCGGTGGAAGGACAGGACAACGTGCTTCGCCAGGTGCTGGTCGGCTGGTCGGGCCTGCTGGATGAGAACAATGAGGATGTGCCGTACAACGCGGCGAACCTCGACGCCCTGCTGCGGATTCCGCCGGCGCTGCACGCGACGGTGAATGCCTTCTGGAACTCCGTCTTCAAGGCCCGCGAAAAAAACTGATCGAGGTCGCCCGCTACTGGGCCGGCGAGCGGCCGGAAGCCGGGCGGGTGGCCATCGATGACAACGTTGTGGCCGGCATGCGCGCCGCAGGGTTCACAGAAGAGCAGATCGACGCGGCGCGGGGCGAGAGGGCGCCGACCGTTGAAGACGTCTGCGAGGTCTGGGAAGAGAACTGGCCGGCCTTCCTGGTGTTTGAAGGACTGGCAACGCAGTGGCATATCGAGGCAGGCATGTCCGGGGCGTTGTGGACCGGGCTGAACTACGCCTCTGCAGAAGTCGAAATTCGGATGCAGGGAATCAAGCGGGCCGATCGGCAGAAGGTTTACGCCGACGTCAAGATCATGGAGCGCGCGGCGCTCGAAGTGCTCAATTCGAAATAACTGGGAAAGACGATGGCCGGTGGAATCTACTCAATCACGAACAGCGTGAATGGGAAGCTCTACATCGGGAGCGCGGTCGACTTCAAAAAGCGTTGGGCGCGGCATAAGTGGCAGTTGCGGTACGCGACGCACGACAACCAAAAGCTGCAGCGCGCCTGGGTGAAGTACGGAGAGTCCGCATTTGCATTTGAGATCGTCGAAGTCGTTCCGGAGAAAGAGCGGCTGATCGAGCGAGAGCAGTTCTGGATTGATTCGCTCAATGCGGTAAACGCCGGCTACAACATAGCGCCGACCGCCGGAAGTGCCCTTGGCGTTGTTCGTACCGCGGAAACGCGCGCGCTCATGAGCGAGGTCGCGAAGCGGCGAGGCATCTCCCCGGAGAACCGGATGAAGATGAGTTCCGCCATGCGGGGGTATAAGCAGTCTCCCGAGCACATTGCCGCATCCGCAGCGGCTCGCGTCGGCCTGGTGTTTTCTGAAGAGCGGCGGGCCCGCATCAGCGCCGCATTAAAGGGCAAGAAGAGGTCGCCAGAGACGATCGAAAAGCAACGAGCGTCGCTCACCGGGCGGAAGCAGCCGGCAGACGAAATTGCTCGGCGCGCCGCTTCTATGCTCGGGCACTCCGTATCTGATGAAACCAAGAAAAAGATCAGCGAAGCCCAGAAGGGAAGGGCAAAGCCGCCGGAAATGAGAGCCAAGATAAGCGCAACTCTCACCGGGAGAAAGGCCGATCCGGCCGCTGTTGAAAAGCGCCGCAAGACCATGCAAGGCATGTCGGAAGAACGCAAGGCCGAACATCGTCGGAAGCTTAGCGAAGCTGGCAAGGGAAGAAAAATGTCAGCCGAAGCCATCAGAAAGAGGCAGGAGTCCCGCTATGGCGTTCGCACGAATTCCATCAATGATTAAGTAAAGGAGAACGAAAATTTCCGCACTCGGCGCCCTTGTCGTCTCCTTGTCCTTGGAGTATGCCTCCTACACCAAGGGCCTCGACAAAAGCTCCCAGGAGTCGCTGCGCTTTGCTCAAGGCGTTCAGAAGTCGTTCGACCAGGCATCGTCCGCCAGTCGGGAATACTTCACTGGCATGGTGAAGGGCGCCGCGGCGGCAGCGGCCGCGCTTCTGAGCGTGCGGGCGGTTGTGGATGGGCTGAAGTCGGCAATTGATGCTGCCGACCATCTGAACGACCTGTCGAAGAAGACAGGCATCGCGGTCGATACGCTGGGCGGCCTAGGCTTCGCCGCTGGCCAAGCCGGGATGGATTTGGACAGCGTTTCGGCCGGCGCCGGCAAGCTGAACAAGGCGATCGCCGACGCGGCCACCGGCAACAAAGAGGCGGCGGAAGCCTTCCAGGTGCTGGGGATTTCGCTAAAGGACACGAGCGGCCAGCTCAAGAAAGCCGATGAGGTGATCGCCGAGGTCGCCGACAAGTTTGCGCAATACGAGGACGGCCCGGAGAAAGCTGCCATCGCGCTGCGCCTGTTCGGCAAGGCCGGCGCCGACATGATCCCGCTGCTGAACGACGGCGGCGACGCGCTGAAGGAAAACATCGCGTACTACAAGCAGTTCGCCGGCGTGACAGAGGATGTGGCCAGCAAGGCAGACGCTTACAACGATGCGCTGGGTAAGCTGCATCTGCTCAATGGCGCCTTCAGCCGCACCCTGGCCGCAGAAATGCTGCCGAACATGCAGACGCTGGTCGATTACCTGCTCAAGGGCAAAGAGAACTCGGACCTTTTCAAGACGGCGGCGAACGGCGTCGCGACGTTGTTCGAGACGATGGTCATCGTGGGCGCCAACGTCGTCTATGTCTTCAAGGGAATCGGCAACGAGATTGGCGGGATCGCCGCTCAGCTTGCCGCCCTGGCCACCGGTGACTTCAAGGCCTTCTCTGCGATTGGCGAGGCCATGAAGCGCGACGCCGAAGCGGCCCGGAAGGAACTGGACGGCTTCGAGAAGCGAATCATGTCCCGGCAGCAGGGCGGATCGGAAACGTTCGAATCCGGCTTCGTCGGCACCGGGGCGCTCCAGGGAACGAAGGGCAGGGCTCCGGCGCTTCCCAACAAGGGCGACACCGACAAGAAGGAACTTGAAGGACAGCTGAAGGCGATCCAGAACGCCTACCAGGCCGAGCGCGATGCAACCGCCTTCAACCTGGCGCTGATTGGTGAGCTGCGCGCGCAGGATCTGGTCGACGTCAACGCCTATGAGCAGGCGAAGATCGCCGCCATTCAGCATGGCTTGGAGTCAGCGAAAAAGGCCTTCGACGCGGAAATCGCGGCCCTTCAAGACTACAAGGCGAAGGCCGGCAAGCCAGAAGACCGGGCGGACGCGGACAATAAGATTGCCGATGCCAAGGCGAAGAGGGCCAAGGCTGAGCGCGACGCCGCCAATGCAACCACGCTCGCCCTGGTCCAGCAGGATCGCGCCCAGAGTGACCTCAATCGAGGCCTGAAGGACTGGATCGCCCTTCATGGCTATGCGGCTGAGAACGCCGCGCTGGAAATCGATTTGATGGGCCGGTCGGCGCAGGAAATCGAAAAGATCACGAACGCACGCCGCATTCAGCTGGATGTCGAAGAGCGCATCCGACAGGCGCAGAAGCTCAGCAGCAAGCCCATCGACCGGACGGAATACGACAAGGCGGCTGCCAATGCGATTGCGACAGCCAACATGCTGATCGATGCGAAATACCAGAAGTCCCGCGATCCCTGGTTCAATCTGACTGAATCGGTGCGGGCCTATGGCGAGGAAGCGGCCAACGTCGGCAAGCAGATTGGCGATGCGATGACCGACGGCATAAAGTCTGCGGAAGACGCATGGGTCAGCTATGTCACCACAGGGAAGTTGTCATTCGACAGTCTGGCGAGATCCGTGATTGCGAATTTGGCCCGAATGCAGGCGCAACAGGGAATTGCGTTCCTCACCGGTGGGAGCGGCGGCGGGGCATCATTCTTGAGCGCGATTGGTTCGTTGTTCGGCGCTGCTGGCGGCGCCAGCGGAGCGCCAGTCAACATGGGCGGCGGCTCTGGCCTGACGCTCGGCGGCGGCTCTGGGCTCGGCAGCATGGGCGGCGGTACCGGCTTGCAATTCCGCGCCGAGGGTGGGCCGGTTTCGCCCGGCTCCCCGTTCATCGTTGGCGAGCGAGGCCCGGAACTGTTTATTCCCCAGTCCTTCGGCGCCATCGCGCCGAACAAGTCGCTGCCGGCGGCAATGTCGCAGCCGGCACAGAAATCAATCACCCTCTCGCCGGTCTACAACGTCACTGTGCATAGCGATGTCGACAAAGCCTCGAGCGAGCGAATGATGCGCAATGTCGTCGCCGAGGGCAACGCGAAGCTGGTGGAAGACATGTCGCGCGCGGGGCTGCTCGGATGACGGTACTTTCCCTTCCGTCTTCGATGATCCCGCTGCGCCAGCGCTGGCAGGAAGAGCAGCAGGACATTGAGCTTCGCTCGGTGTTCGGCTCGCAGATTCTGCAGCCGGTCCCGCCGGTCTGGGCAACTGAGCTTGAGTTCGATGACCGCGCCGACTGGCTGTCCGGCGACATCAAAGCGCTCTGGATGCAACTCGCCGGCGGGAACCAGCTTGAGGCCTACGACACCGCCCGGCCGGCGCCGCTTGGCACCTATCGCGGGACGCTGACCCTTGCCGCCGATGTCCAGCAGGGTGCGACGTCTATGTCGCTGAAGCGGGTCACCGACAACCTGATTTTGTTTCCGGAAGACTTTACCCAGCTGGGTTCCGTGGGTGGTTGGAATAAAACGGCCGGTGGGGTCGGTAGTGCGCCAACCGTCGTTGGCAATGATGCCGTCGCCCCTGATGGGACATTGACCGCGGACCGGGCCACTTTCAACCTGAATGGTGGAACTACCAATGCCGACAACTCAGGTCTTGCGACTAACGTAACTACTGTAGTTGGTACACCTACAGTGGGCGGGATTTGGGTGAAAACTGCAGATGGTAGTACGGTCAAAATGCGGGTCGATTACAACGGAAGCGCCACTCCGACTCCACTGTTCACGATCACCCCAAATTGGCAGTTTTTGCAGCCTGGAAGACTGGCCGGCGCGAGCGTGATTGATGCGCAGAGGCGTATGGTTCTCCGCCTGCGTGGTACCCAAGGAACATCGGATTCCGCGGTTGTGCATGTCTGGGGCGGAAAACAGATCAACGCTGATGTACTGACTGACTACGGCTTCGGCCTCACCCTTCTCGCCGGCGACCTTCTCGGCATCGGCTCTGGCAGCAAGCAGCAGGTAGTGATGGTCACGCAGGATGCTGTTTCGACCGGGCAGGGGAACATCACCGTCAACTTTGAACATCCGCTGCGCAACGCATTCCCGGCTGGGGCGACTGTCATCTGGGACAAGCCGAAAGCCTTGTTCCGTCTGCGGAACAACCGCCCAGGTTGGGATTACGAGCGCTCGCGCGCGAAGAATCTGAAGTTCGACCTCGTTGAAAGCGTATATCCATGAGCGTCCTGTCCTTGCCATCCTCTGCCGGCATCAAGAGCCTGCGCTGGGAGCTGCAACGCAACGACGTCGGCTTCGGGGAAATGTTCATGCGCGCGTCTGACCCGCTATGGCGCGCATCGCTGGAGTTCAGTCCTGATCTGGAAGCGAATTCAGGCTACCTCAAAGCGCTGCTCATGCGCTTGCGCGGCGGGGTGAACCAGCTTGAGCTGCACGACTGGGCGCGGCCGGCACCGGTGGGCACCATGCGCGGCGTGCTGTCGCTCGTTTCCAGCTTGGCGGCCGGCGCGACGTCGATGAGCATCGTGGCGGCGAATGACAATCTGATGCTGTTTCCGGAGTCGTTCGACAACGCCGCTTGGACGAAGAACGGCACGACAGTCAATCCAGATGTTTCCATTGCTCCAGATGGCCTTTTCACCGCTGATCGTATCAACAAAGATGCGACCGGCTTCCGGAGCATCCTGCGGCCATTTACTGGCGTTGCCGGTGCGACGTATGCTGCATCGGTGTTCGGTAAGGCCGATACGCTTTCCAAGCTGTCGATCTTGCTCACTGGCGATAACGCCGTGACCCTCCATGGTCGTGCCATTTTTGACTTCGTGGCAAAAACCGCGGTAAGCGTGTCCAGCACAAATTTAGCGGCTCTGGGCATATCCGATTTTGGTGACGGTTGGTTCTCTTGCTGGCTCGCCGCGACGCTGCCAGTAGTAACCAGCTGCCGAATGTACATTTACCCGGACCAATACAACAATACTGCGGCCGGCTCAGTTTTCATGTGGGGCGCCAAAGTGAACCCGGGAACCGCGCCGACGCCATACGGCTTTGGCAAGACCCTGAAGAAAGGCGACCTGCTCGGCATTGGCAGCGGCACCACTCAGCAAGTGGTCATGGTGACCGAAGACGCGGTAAGCACCAGCCAAGGAAATATCACTGTTCAGTTCCAGCCGCCACTGCGCAATTCCTTCCCGGCTGGCCAAGCCGTGGTTTGGGACAAGCCCAAGGCGCTATTCCGGCGCGTGAGCAATGAGCTGGGCTGGGACTACCGTGGGAAGAACACTGTGACTTCCGGCATGACGCTGGACCTTATTGAAGACTGGAGAGCCTGATGCCGCTTACAACAGCACAGCAGACGGCGCTGGAAGGGGCGACAGCGCGCGGCGTCTACTTCGTGGAACTCCGCTTCAAGTCCGGCACGTCGCGTGTCTGCACGGCCAATCAGGTCATCACATGGGGCGGCTACGACTGGAGCGGCCTTGCCGCCCTGGGCGAGATCGGCGCCGTTCAGGAATCCGACAGCCTGGACGCCAAGCCGCTGGATTTCAGCCTGAACGCCGCCAAGCTGGAATGGCTGGCGATGGCGGTCGGCTCGGTTGAGGAATACCGCGGCCGCGATGTGCTGATGTACTTCTGCCCGATGGACGACCAGTTCCGCCTGGTGGGCACGCCCCAGCGCTGCTGGGCCGGCACCATGCAAACGGTCACCAGCAACGTCGACGGCGAGAAGGGGAGGATCGTCCTCCGCTGCGAGGGCTCGGCTTACGGCCTGAAGCGGCGCGCGCCGATGCGCATGAACGCAGCGCAGCAGAAGCAGCGCTATCCAGGCGATACCGGCTTTGATTACGTCGAAGACCTGATCGCCAACCCGCAGAGCTGGCTGAGCAAGCGCTTCCAGCAGATATGACCCTTGCTGATTACATCGCGGCGAACCTCGAAAGAGAGTTCGCCTGGGGGCGCTTCGACTGCGTGCATTTCGCCGCGACGTGGGTGCAGCTGGCTACCGGCATCGATCACCTTGCCGGCCTGCCGCCGTGGCACTCCCAAATCGGCGCCGCGCGCGTCATGAAGACCGTTGGCGGTCTGGAGGCCGCGCTTGATCGAGCCCTGAATCGGATTCACCCGCACATGGCCAAGGACGGCGACATAGCGCTGCGCCAAGGCTGCCTTTGCATTTTCACTGGCCCGCACATCGTGGGCCCGGGCCTTCGAAGCCTCACCTTTGTTGATCGGACGGAAGCGGAATGCGCCTGGTCTTACTAATCCTAGCCCTGATCCCGGCAACCGCATTTGCGCAGGATGTAGTCGGTGCGGCCATGATAGTCGCGTCCGCATTTGTTCCCGGCCCTTGGGGAATGGTGCTTGCCATTGCTGGTTCGATCATCTTTGGTGATGCCCAGCAGAAGAAGGCGCAGCGCCAGGTCGAAGAGCAGGAGCGCGCACGCCGCGACGCCTATAACGGATCTCTGCAGGACCGCACGGTAACCGCTCTCAGCGCGGCTGCTCCATTCCGTTACGTCTACGGCCGTGCGCGCGTGGGCTCTGCGATCGTGGCGATCCTGGCCAGCGGCGACCGCGACCAATTCAAGCACCTGGTTTGCGTGCACGCCGCGCATGAATGCGACGCCTTCGAAGAAATCTACGTCGCTGGCAAGGCGCTCGGACCGCTTGATGCGCAGGGGAGGGTCACATCCGGCGACTACTTCAAGACGACTTCAGGCTATTACTCGTCTGGCTGGGGGAATACAAACGTTTTCACCCTGCCCGAGGGATTCGACGCCAGCACGATCATTGTCAGCTACGGACAATATTCAGGCGGCGACGAAAGCGGATTTGGCGGCAGCTACCCAACGGCGACCTTTACCATTTCTGGGAACACCCTCACCGCTACCAGCGGCGAGGCTCCGTTCTTCATGGAGTGCCGATACACCCAGAACACCAGCACGGTGCGGGTACAGAAGCACCTTGGCACAGCGAACGATCCGGTTGATGCCTACCTGAACGGCCTGCTGCCCGCCAAGTGGCCGGCGACCTCGGTGCTGCGCGGCTTCACCTACACCGTCGTCACGCTGGACTTGAACCAGCCTGAGTTCCAGGGCGGTATCCCCGACATCGAAGTCCTGCTGCGCGGAAAGAAGCTTTTTGACCCCCGCACCAGCACCACGGCATGGAGCCAGAACAACGCACTGGTGATCTATGACTACCTGACCAGCGAAATGTGCGGCGTGCCGGCGTCTGATTTGCCGCTGGCCGATTTCATTGCCGCCGCCAACGTCTGCGACGAGTCGACGGTCTACGGCCCGCGCTATACCTTCAATGGCGATGTGACGGCTGACCAGTCGGCGCAGAAGGTGTTGGAGAAGATGGCGCAGTCCATGGCTGGCGGCATCGTTTCCACTTCGTGGTCGGTATGGGCTGGCAAGTATGTGGCTCCGGTGATGGCGCTGCAGCAGTCGGACATCGTAGGCGCGATTTCAATCACGCCTGGCGTTGCGGACGCCGACCTCTATAACGGAGTGCGCGGGCAGTTCATCAGCGCGGAGAACGATTACGTTCCGACTGACTTCCAGCCCTACCAGAACAATGCCTACCTGAATTCCGATGGCGGGGAACTCTGGACCGACATCGACTTCCCTTACACCGACAGCACCCAGCGCGTTCACAACCTGGCACGCATCTTCACGGAAGACCAGCGCAACGGCTACACCGTCAAAGCGGAATTCTCGCTGAAGGCCTGGGACCGCAAGGTCGGTGAGCGCGTGACGCTGACAAGCCCCTTCTATGGCTGGTCGGCCAAAGTCTTCCGCATTACCGACAAAAACTATTCGCCGCGGTCTGCTGTCTCGCTGACACTGAAGGAAGACGCGGCCAGCATCTGGGATTTGGAAGACGCCGTTGAAGTCGACAGCACGCCGAACAGTGATCTGCCCAATCCGTTCTTTGCGCCCGCTATCACCGGCCTGACCTGCACTTCCGGCACCGATGCGCTGCAATTGCAGGCTGATGGAACGGTGGTATCGCGCATCCTCGCCCAATGGGATTTGCCCGCCTCGCAATCCGTTTTCACGAACGGCGAAGTCGAGATTCAGTGGAAGAAGGTAGGCAGCGAGGTCTGGCAGAAGGACGCGGTTGCCGGCGATGTGTCGCAGCGCTATCTGTCTCCGGTCGAGGAAGGTGCGGTCTATATCGTCCGCACTCGCTCTGTGGCGCCATTCCTGAACGTTCGGAGCGACTGGGCCTATCAGCGGCATACCGTCATTGGAAAGACCGAGCCGCCGACAGCAATTACAGGGCTGGCGCTGACCCAGCAGTTCGCCTATTTCCCCAAGGTGACGGACAAGGATTTGGCGGGCTACCAGGTGCGTTCCCTGCCCGGTGAAGCTGGCGCGGATCAATGGTCCCTGGCTGTGCCGCTGCATGAAGGCCTCATCACCGACAGCCCATACGAGTTCAAGCAGCGGCTGCAGGGCGTCCAGACCATCTTTGTGACCGCCGTCGACACCAGCGGAAATTACGGCCTGCCAGGCTTTGAAACGCTGGATTTCGGCGTGGAAGATCCGCTGAATGTCGCCCAAGACGTTGACTACGCCGGCGCCGGCTGGCCTGGCGCTCTATTCAACTGCGCTGCTTCCGGTGGCGAGGTGCTGGCGAACGTCGATCCGGCCGCCGACTTCTGGTCCATCGGCCGCGAAAGCTTCTGGGTGCGCGACAACGCTGCCGATTTCTGGGGTGGCACGAACTACCTGGCCATGACCTATACGGCCCGCTTCGTTCCGGCGTATGGCGACGGAACTGTCATCGTGGAGACGGCGGTTGCAGGATCCCGCAGCTCGATCCAGTGGCAGCGTGACGGCGCCTCGACCGGCGACTACTGGGCGCCGGATTCGGCTGACTTCTGGTCCGGCTACGAAAGCCTCTATGGCGCAATGGGCGCGCTGCAACCCTACCTGGGTGGCATTCCAAGCGCCGCTGACCAAGGGATTCTGGTTCAGGTGAGCGTCGACAGCGGCCCCCAACGGGGAGAACTGTCTGCGTTGGACGCCCGCCTGCAGATGCCTGCTCTTGAACAGGTCTTTACCGGGCTGACCATCAGCTCTGCCGGAACTCGCCTTGCGCCTGGCGCCGGCGTGCCGGCCATCGACTGGATCGAGATCGAGGAAGTGCTGTTCACGGTATCGGCCGATGGGTCTGGGGCCATTGCAGGCCGGGTGAAGGAATTTGATCCCGTCCTGGGGCCCCTGGTGGAGTTCATCAATTCGGCCGGCGCCCCGGTCAACTGCACCGGGCAGGCCGCCCGCGTGCGCGGCTTTTGAAGCAATACCGACAAAGGAAATTACATGCCAACTGCATTCCCTCCTGAGAGTGACCTGTTCCCCGCCGGTGCGCTGGCGCCGGCAACCGCGAAGACCAAATGGCAGCAGTTCTTCCAAGCTGTGACTGCGCTGCTTGGAACCAGTGGCCTCCCGGCGGATGCGCGTACTGCACTCGGGCTCGCCGCCGTCGCATCCTCCGGGTCTGCGTCCGATCTGACCGTAGGAACGCTTCCTGCGGCAAGGGGTGGCACTGGACTGTCCGGCGCTCTGCGCTCCTACCTTGCTGGCCTCGGCATGTCGACAGCAGGGAGCTCCACCACGATGACGATCGCCGCTGGCGTCGCTGCGGATAGTGGCAATGCTGTCCTGATGACATTGGCCGCTTCGATCAACAAAACAACCTCGTCCTGGGCGGCGGGAAGCGGCAATGGCGGCCTCGACACCGGGGCCATCGCCAACAACACCTGGTATCACTTTTACCAGGTTGCCAAGGCGGATGGTACGACTGACGTCCTGTTTTCGCTCTCGGTCAGCGCCCCCACGATGCCGACCGGGTACATCTACAAGCGGCGGATCGGTTCCGGCCGAACAAACGGGTCAGGGCAGTGGACCAAGTTCATCCAGGACGGCGACGTGTTCCAGTGGGATGTTCCGGTCGCAGACGTGAATACTTCGTCCACCGCCGCCAATCGCACGCTGTACACGTTGTCGGTGCCGACCGGAGTTCGAGTGCAGGCCAATGTCTCGGTGGCTCATTTCAGCTCGGTCACGGCCACCCATGCCACGCTGCTGACCGACCCCTCAACGGCCGATACCGCGCCTGGACTTTCGGCATTCACCATCGCCGGCTCGAACCAGACATCCGGGGCAAGTCACGGCGGGATGGCGAGCATCTACACCGACACCTCGGCGCGAATTGGAGCGCGCTCCACGTTTGTGAACACGTTGAACATCAATACCCACGGCTGGGTGGACCGCCGTGGCCGTGAAGCATAAGGAGAAGGCATGCCCTACGTTCAACGGAATCAAGACGGCGCGGTGATTGGCCGCTTTGCGATTGCTCAGCCGGGAATAGCCGAAGAGTGGCTGGATGAAGGCCATCCTGACCTTGCTCCAACGGCGGCTGACCAGGCTGCGAGCCTGCAGAGGGAAATCGACCGTCTGGAACTGGAATCGCTGATGAACCGCGGCGTGCGCGAGCTTTCGCTGCGCCAGATGGAATTCATGGCTGGCCAGCTTGGCGAAGACCTGGAAACCATCCCGGCCTATGTGAAGTTCAAGGCGCTGGATGAACAAATCACCGCACTGAGGGAGCAAATATGGGCACTGGGCTGATGCTGCTGAAGGGCGCCGGCGCGTCGCTGGCATTGATGTATGGCCTCTGGGTTTTCTACCTGGCCGTCATGAACCTGATGCGCGCGCGGGACGCCGGAACACTGCCCAAGCCGGCCTATGTCTTGGGTCTGCCGCTGCTGTATTTCGGCCTGTTCCTGGACTTCCTCGCGAACATCACGGTGATGACTATCGTCCTGCTGGAAGTGCCGCGGGAATGGGTCGTCACGGCCAGGCTCAAGCGCCACTACTACCAGCAGACCTGGCGCGGCGCCATCGCCCGCTGGATGGCGGCAAATCTGCTCGATGCCTTCGACCCGACCGGCAAGCACGTCTGACCCTTCAAACCTTCCAACTCAGACAGGAATCCCAGTGAACGGAAACCCGATCAAGACGACGCTCGACGCCGCTGCTGCGGTCAACGCCTTCGCCGCCCTGCTGGGTTGGCTTCCCCATATCGCTTCCGTGCTGTCCATTGCTTGGCTGATCGTTCAGTTCTACGACCGGCACCAGCGAAAGAAGAGGGAACGCAGCGCATGAGCAAAGTCCGCATCCTGGTCGCAGCCCTGTCGCTGAGCGCAGCGGGCTTCGTTGCCATCGTGGGCCAAGAGGGCTACACCGACACCGCCATCGTGCCGACAAAGAATGATCGGCCGACTGTCGGGTTCGGTAGCACCTTCCGCGAGGACGGCACGCCGGTGGCGATGGGCGACAAGACAACGCCTGTCAGGGCGGTGATTGCGGCGGCGGCGCACATCAGCAAGGAGGAAGCGGCGTTTCGGGCTTCGCTGCCGGGTGTTGCGCTGTACCAGGCGGAATACGACCTCTACATGGATTGGGTCTATCAGTACGGGAACGGCCGCTGGAATGCGTCATCGATGCGCCGCGAGCTGCTGGCCGGCCACTACAGGCAGGCCTGCGACGCGCTGCTGCTGTACAGGTTCTCGGGCGGGTATGACTGCTCGATTCCGGGGAACAGGGTCTGTGCCGGCGTCTGGACCCGCCAGCAGGGGCGGCATGCGAAATGTCTGGAGGCGCAATGACGACTGCAATGAAGATCCTGCTCGCCGTGGCTCTGCTTGCAATCGGCTTCGCCGGCGGCTGGACCGCCCAGGGCTGGCGGAAAGACGCGGTGATCGCGGACCTGGAGCGCGGCCAAGCCCAGACCGCGGCCGACCAGTACAAAGCCGCCCTGGACGATTTCAAGACCGCAAGCGATCGCATCCAGGCAGCGGCCGCTGGCGCGAAGCTTGACCTGGCCGCCGTCACCAACCAACTGGCCGCCATCCGACTGGACTTCAAGAATGCGAAACCGATTCCTTTGCCTGCTGGCTGCAAGCCTGATTCTGTGCGCGTGCGCCAGCTCACTGCCGCCGCCGGCGCCGTCGATCAAGCCATCGCTGGACCAGTCGCTGGCCGAGCCGTGCAAGCCGAACGGCCAGCCGGCCGCTGACGATTACGACGCTTGGCTGACTTGGATGGTAGATGTGGTGCTGCCGAACTATGCCGACTGCGGTGTCAGGCATGCGAAGACCGTGGACGCTTGGCCGAAATAGAGCTAAGTAGGCGGCGCACCTCGCCGCCGCGCCAGCCGCAGCCAATTCCCGGTTCCGGTCGGCAAGGTAACAATCCCGAATGGCCGGTCAGGTTCCGGACGCTCGGTGACAGCCTCGAAGATCTCCCGCGCCAGAAAGCGATCCCGGGCGTAGACGACATAATCCCCAAAGACCCAGCGTTGCCGCACCGTATTGGAATTGCATTCCATGACCCGGCCTCCTGTCGATTGCCTACGTGGCAAGTGTCCCGCTGCTGGTTCGTCCGGTCAAGTGCCACGCACAGGTTGGTTTGCCGGCCGCTTCTTGATCGAAGAAGGCGCGCCATAAAAAGGCGCATGCGATTATCGGCTGCATGTCCGGTGATATTCCGAAGGAAGCCTTCCCCAAACTGATCGAGCCTATGGCCGTTGCCATCGCAGAGCGGCCGTTCAGCGCCGATGGCTGGGCCTTCGAACCCAAGCTGGACGGTTACCGGGGCATCGCCTACCTACAAGCGGGCCAGGTGCGCATCCTCACCAGAAACGGTCAATCCGTTGCCCGCCTGCTACCCGGCCTGTGCGCCGAACTCTCCCATCAGCCTCACCAAGCCCTGATCCTTGATGGCGAGCTGGTCGCCTTCGATGACAGCGGCCGCCAGTCCTTCGCTGAGCTGCAGACGCGCTTCGGCGCCAAGTCAGCCCACAAGAACAACGTCGCCTTCTACTGCTTCGACATCCTGCATCTGGACGGCCAGAATCCGCGCGATCTGCCCTATACCGAGCGCCGGCGGCTGCTGGAATCTGCCCTGGTTGAGGGCGAGTTCGTGAAGCTGGTGCATAGCCAAGACGATGGTCCGGCCCTCTATGATGCCTCCTTGGCTGCAGGGCTCGAAGGCGTGGTCGCCAAGCGGAAAGCCAGCCGATATTCCCCTGGCAAGCGCACCCAGGACTGGCTGAAGGTCAAGCCGTTCAAGACCGGCGACTATGCGATCGTCGGCTACTTGGCCAACCGCGACGGGCTCCAGGCGCTTGTTCTGGCAGAGCCGACGGATCAAGGCTGGCGGTATGTCGGCAGGGTAGGGGCGGCAATGCCACGTCGGGATGCGGCCGCGTTGCAAATAGAGCTACAGGGGCTGATAACACTCTCGCCTCAAGTCTTGAATCCACCCAGTTATAAGCTGGTCTGGGTGACGCCGCGCATTGTCTGCGAAGTACGGTACTTCGAGATACTGCACGGCAAACTGCGGCATGCCGTGTTTTCGCGGCTGCGGCCGGATCTTTCGTTGTGAGACGATAGCGGCCATGCACATGCAACTGATTTGCCTCTACGACAAGGGCCGGCGGCTTTCGCGCGCCGAGCTGGAAGACGCTCCCCGCTATACGGGAAATTTCGTGATCGAGGAATGGCCGGCCAACGGCCAGTTTTCAGGCTCCGCCGCCAGCCGCACAGTGCTGGCCGCGCGCATCTTCGAACCCCATCCGACCGCCAGGCGTGAACTGCTTCCGCCGCTGTTCGAGCCGGCTTGCATCAAGGTGGACGACTCGAAGATGATTTTCACCGGCTGGATCATCCAAGGCGATGCCGACGGCCAACCAGTCCATTTCGTCCAAAGCTGGGTGCTCAAGCCGGCTGAGCCCGACGCCTGAAGAACAGGCAATTTGGGATGAATTTTGGGATGAATCGGGGTAATCAGGGGTACTGGGCGAGTATCGCCCTAGCGTCCTCCACCCTTCGTTGCCCGTTATTGCCCGGAATTGCCCGGCTTTTTGGTTCGAGTCCAATCGTGCCTACCAACAATCTTCTTAAGATTCAACGAATTAGAATCTGCAGTCGGAATGTTGGGATGAATTTGGGATGAAAAGCCGTCGTTCGCGACGGCTTTTTGTTTTTCTGCGCCTCCCATCGCTGCGGCCAGCATGGCCCGCGCGCTCCCCTGATCGTTGGCCGGAATCCACCGCGCATACACCTCGAGCAGCATCTTGACGCTATTGCCCAGTTGGCTGGAGATGTACGCCGGCGGGACGCTGGCCATCAGGGCGACGGTCGCGAAGGTATGGCGGGTGTTGTACGGCCGGCGCCAGCGAATCCCCAGGCGTTTCATTGCCGGCCGCCAGTAGGTGTCGCGCTGGCTGCGCTCGTCGTGCCAGGGGCGGCCCGTGACGGGGTTCATGAAGATGTCCGCGGCCGTGTCGTCATCGCCTTCGCGCTCGACCTTCTGCATGAAGGTGTATTTCTTCATGATGGCCAAGGCCTGCAGCGCCTGCGGCACCAGGTCAACATCCCGTTCGGTATGGGTCTTGGAACCGTCACGCTCGGCGCCCTTGAAGGTACGCACGCGCTGCACGCGCACCATGCCGCGATTCGCGTCCAGGTCTGACCAGCGCAGGGCGATCGCTTCTTCTGGCCGCATACCGGTGAAGAATTGCCACAGGAAATAGGCATAGACGCGCTCATCGTATCGCTCGGCCATGTCAGCTAGGATCTGTTCGCGTTCCGCAATCGTCAGCGGATCCGGGAGCTTGCGGACCACCTTCATGTTCGAGATGCCGGCAAGCGGGTTGGCCAGCGCTTTGGCGCCGCGATATTCCAGCCCGAGAATGCCGCGCAGGGCGATCAGGTAGTTGTTGTGTGTCTTGGCGCTTGACCACGGGTAACCGCCGATCTTGGCGACCAGGAATTGATGGGTCAGCTGCTCAAGCGGACGGTCGGCACCGAGCAGCTTCTTCCAGAAGCGCACGGCGGTGCCGTATTGGTCTTGCGATGCGTCGGCAAGCCGGCCCTGGGATTCGAGCCACAAGTCTGCCAGCGGGCCGAAAGTGGTTGGATTGTCGCCTTTATCCTTTGCCCGTGGCGAGTCCGGGAAAAAGTCGGCATAGCTGAAGGTGCCAAGGGCGATGGCTTTTTTGATGTCCGCGACCAGGCGTGTCGCATATTTCATGTTTGCGGGCGTGGGCGGCAGTGCCTTCCCATTGACCATTACCCGCTCGCGCACAGTTTCGCCATCAAGGACGAACTGAACGCGAATGCTGCTGGTGCGCGCTTCTACGCCCGACCCTGCTCGACCCATTTCTGATAGCCCCTCATTGAGATCATGATGCCGCCATCAGGCGAGCGGCGAAACTCCTTACCTTCCACCCACTTGCCTTCCTGGATCTTGCGGCGGATGGCCTTTTCCGTCAGCCCTGTTATCAGTGCAGCAAGCCTCACGGTAACATACTCGGCCGGCGCGACCAGCGGATGTGTTGCGACTGCTTCCATTCTCAAATCCTCCTTGCTTCCTTCTTCCACGGGCAATCTCCAGCCCGATGTCCTTCCCCGCCGCAGTGCGTGCAAACGCGGTCATTGAGCGCCATGCGCAGTTCGATGATTTCCTGCCTGGCCGCCGACAGGAGCGGCTTTACTTCGTGCAGGTCCACCGGCTGAGCCAGGCGAACAACTATGTCCGGGCTCATGTCAGCTTTCCTTGTCGCGGGGAGGGGTGGGCGTCGTTTTGCGCTTGAACAAGCGCTCCACCCTGCGGAATAACCGCCACATGTCTGGGTTGTTCTGGTCGAATGCCGCGGCGCCGAAGGCCTGCATGAATCGAAACGCCCGGTAGGCGCCATGCTTTCCGCGCAGGCTCACCGTGCATCCCGAGTAGTGATCCACCTCGTTCATGATGGCGTACTCGGTCAGCTCATCGTCCAGCGTCGTCCCGCATTTGCAGCAGTAGGCCGGGCAGTCGGTCGAAGATCCCCATCCGCCATCAACGAAATATTGGTGGTCAGGGTTGCTTGCGTTCAGACGGTTAACTTCGGCATGCGCGCAAGCGGCGCACCAGTCTTCGGACTGGTCTGGATCGCTGGCATTCCTGGCGCTGATCCAGCGCGAGAACTCCGCGCGTCTCGCGACTGGCTCGGCGATGGGCCGGAGCCAGTCCATCACCGCGCCCACACGTTGAGAGCGAGTTGCGCTCATTTCCCCTCCAGCACATCTTCTGGCTTGATGGCGCGAATGGCGGCGGCTGCATCGTCGGCGGCGTTCTGAATCCAGTCCACAGGCGACTTCCCGCGCAGCAGGTCGTGATAGGGCTCACTACAGTCATCGCCCCATGATTCCGTGTGGTGGAAAGATTTGCCAGCGCAAGCAACTGCGGACAAGATCAGGTCGATGATCTTGATTCCAGTCGGTTCAAAGCCGTAGTAATAGGCGTCCATCCTAAAGGCGGGCTCTGGCCTGCCGATCTTAGTTTCCTTCATCGGAGTTGGCTCAACTGCTCCTTGCGCCTCCGCGCCATGAGTCCGAGTTATGTCTTTGGTCCCCAGAGCCTCGATGGCGGCTATCGCTTCTTCAAGCGCCACTTGCGCATCGTTATTGCGCCATCCATCCGTGGTTCTGATCACTGCCTGCTTTGCCGCTTCCAGCGCTGCTTGCACCGCTGCTGTATGGGTGGGAGGGGTGCGGTAGAGCGCAATGCTGCCGTCGAACGTTTCAGCCAGCTCGCGGGACTCATGGATGCTTCCATTCGGCAGGAGGTACGCCACCGGCTTATCCCCCGCTTCAGCCTCAGAGATGGCAGAGGTGACTGTAGCAATGGCAGCGTTGACGGCAGTTTCGTCAAAGCTCGGATCAATGACGTGCCCGGTGCTGTAGTCGCCCGGCGTGCAGCTTTCCAAGGCGTCTAATATCTGCCTGAGTTGAATCAGGATCATGGCTGGCTCCCGTTCAGATGGCGCTCAATGGCGCTCCTGTCTTTGAGTGCGCGGGCGGCTTTCCATGCTTCCCATGCGCAGTGAGTGGAAATCTGTTTGTAGATTCCCGTTCCTTCGTTCCGCGCAATCCAGTAGCCCCGCGATTGCGCCCACGCCTCAAACGCTTCCCTTTCCCCTGTCGCTTCCGCCGTATTGGCGGGGGATGCGGGGGCGGGGAAGTCATCCGGCAGTACTGATATGTGCTCGCGCCATGCTTCATCTATCTCGGCACCGCCCGCCAATTCGATCAGTTCGTCCAGATGTACTTCGACAAATAGCGCGGCTTGCGCAGCCCATCCGGGGTCGTATTGAGGGTTGCTGGTCACTGATGCCCTGAGCTTGCGCCCTAACAGCCACAGCAAACCCAAGTGCTGTCGCACGGTACTCATTTCCCTGCCTCCCTGGTGGCGTAAACCGCTTTGTCGATGGCAGCGTCAAGTTCCTGGCCCTTGAGTCCATCCACCCCGAAGTCATCGAACTTCCCTGCGCAAATCCACTCCTGCGCCTCGTCCGGTATGACGCAATCCCGCAGCCAGCGATACCTTGCCGCGTCTTTCGCATCCTGACCCTGCATGCCAGCGCCAGCCGCAAGGGCGCGGACGGCGCGCTCGAAATAGATCACGCGCCGAAGCCCCATTTTTTCCAGCAAGCCATCGTCCGGGTTCTGCTTCTCGCCAGAACCAAGACGGTGCAGGTAGCCCGCGTCAATTTCGAGCGCACGAGCAGCGGACCTCAGAGAGCCATGAGTTTCAATCAACTCCTTTACGCGCTCCGGCAACGCCACTTCCCCAGCCTGCGCTTGCGCCGCAAGCTTTTCGATCATGTCGGCAGCTTCGGCGCAAAACCGTAGCTTGGTGGCGCGCAGCCGCTCGCACATGAATTCCGGCGTGTCAGCCTGCGCTTGCGCTTCATCGCCATAGCCACAACTCGGGCAGCGCTCGAATACTGGCGCGTTGCCGTCTTCCGCTTGGCCGCTGATGCCGACGCACACCTGGCCGGTGTCTTGGCAATCGTCGCACTCACCCTGCGCTTGCGCGGAATGGTCTGCCTGCGCGGGCGTGTCTTCAGCCAATGCCTTGCCGGCGCAGTTAATCATTTCGACCAGCGCTGCCGCCAGTTCGGGATTGGTGTCCCATTCCGTATTGCCCGGCTCGATGCTGCCGCAGATGATGACCCGCGCGCCGGTCTTGTCCAGGATGTTCCACGGTGCGCCGCTCATCTGGCCGACTGGAAGCGAAACGCCCGGAAACTGCTGTATCGCTGCTGGTGCTGCCGCGCTGTCGGCTGGCTGGGCGGCGAGTGCGTCCTTTGCGACTCCTTGCACGAAGTTCAGCATTTGCGCGGGCGATGCGGTGACTGGCTTGGAATAGCCAACATCGCGGAGCGCGGCGAGCAGCGGCGCTTGCATCTTCTGCACAAAGGCATGAACCGCCATCCACGAACCGAAGTGGACGTAGCCGCTCACGTCGTCATTGTCCTGCCAAGCGCCGACCGATTTCGCGGCATCGCCAATGGTCAAGTGGGGCGGCTCATCGCTGTCGGCTGGCAGCGCATTGTCTGCGCTGGGGGCGGGCGCGTATGAATGCCTAAGTGTGGCTTCCCAAGCTGCTTGCAGCGCACCGTCGCGGTCGCCCTTGCAAGAGTTGAACGCAAGGATGGCGTGCGCCCTCATATCGTAGCTGCGCTCAACCGGCACAAGTTGCCAGCCATCTGGTACGGTCATCCCCCCTGCTGCCGGGGCGGGGGAGGCGCGAAGGCGGGCGCTCATGCCGCCTCCTGGGAATTTTGCTGCACCCAGTCCGATTGATCGTTTTCCTCGCCGCCCAGGGCCTGCAGCAGGTCAGCCAGCAGCCTGCCCAATTCGCCGGCCATCAAGAGGAAGTCGGCGTCGAAGCGCTCGTCTTCATCCTGCACCTGGCCATCCTGCTCCTTGAGCACGTCCAGCGGCGTCACACGGCGAATTGCCAAGGTTTCGGTCAACACAAAGGAAACGCGATCCGCCCAGGTCATGGCCAGCCGCGTGCATTGCTTACCGGCGGCGATGTGGCGGCGCAGGTCTTCCGCTTCCAGGCTATGGCGCAGGTAGCGCACGGTGGCGCGGCCTTCGCCGGCAGACTGCAATTCCGTGTCCTGGTCGACCGTGAAGCCGCCCGGAGCCTCATCGGAGGCGAGCCATTCAGTCATGGCCGCACGCGGCGATTGCTTCACATGGAGGGTCTGGACCGGAAACTTGTCGACCGCCTTCAGCAAGAGCTTGAGGACGTCTTCGGCCTTGCCCGGGCTGGAAGAGTCCACCACCAGCCAGCCATTGATCGGATCAATCCAGACGAAGGTGCTGCTGTAAATCGAGAAAGCACGCGGCCGCAGTTCATCGGCAACCTGCTCCTTCAGTTCCTTCATCTGCTTGCGGCCGACGCGGAATCCCTGCTGCTCTTCCAGCTCGGCGGCACGTTCTTTCGTGACCTGGTTGATAACGGAGGTCGGCAGAAGCCTTTTCTCCCGGCCGAGCAACAGCAGCATCTGCTTATCGACGGCATGCACCAGGCCGCCATGCGGACGTGGCGCGACCCATCCCATGCTCCCGGCATCCAGACTGCCGCAGGGCGCGAAGCGCTGCGGCTGTAACGCGGCTTCCAGACCTGCTGCGGTCATCGCCCAGCGGGCGGGCAAGCGGTACACCTGAAGATTCTTGAACCACATGTCTGTTCTCCCTGGTAGATTGATCAGGCCGCCGCTGCAGCCGGTTGGCTAAGCTGGGCGAAGTCATACGCGCACAGCCATTCGCGGGCAGTCGCTTCGCTGACGCTGTAGTAAGAGGCCAGGGCCGACACGATTGCGGCGGCGCTGGGAATGCCGCGCTTGGCGGCTGGCTTCGCGGGTACCGGGAAGAAGTCAGGGGCCGTGGATCCGTCGACCGCATAGGGCGGCGATGGCGGCACCGGGCCGCCAACGGCCAATCCGGCGCTCTTGGCCTGCTCTGTCATTTCCTTCGCGCGCGCCGTTTCCTTGTCTGCCTCAGACTGCTTGTGCACAGTGATGCGGTTGTTCACCGCCATCATGAAGTCTTCGTCGGCCTTGCCGATCAGCTGCTGCAGGTCGGCGAACAGGAATTCGAAACCGGCGGCATGCTCCCGATACCAGGTCAGCCGGCCGCGCACGGCTTTGGCGTCGGCATCGACAGCGATCTTCGCGTTGGCCAGGCAGGTGTCCACCGCATCGTGCAGGCTGGCCAGCGTCCGCTTGTTCTTGGCGGCGCCGATGAAATCAGGCTGGTTCTGCACCGACAGGCGCAGAGGCGCGATTTCCTTTTCCAGTGCGGCCAGGTGAGCAGCGAACGCGGCGCGCGCGTCGCTGACGATCTTTTCCTTGATCGACTTCTTCTTGTCCTCGACCAGCTTGGAGAGGTCCAGGCGCTTGCGGCGCATGGCTTCCTTGATGTGGTCTATGGTGCGCAGCAGTTCGTCGATGCTAGCGGTTTGGGAAAGCGCCTGGTCCTTGGCGAGTTGCAGCTTCTTCTCCGACTCGTCGCAGAACTTGACCGTGGCTTCGGCCTGGGCGAAATCTTCATCCGTCTGCAGGTCCGTCTTGATCTGCTCGATGAATCGCTCGGCGGCGTCCCGGTAGGCGACCAGGTTGCTTGCGGTGACTTCCCCGCGGATCTGGATGTTCAGCGCCGGCAGGGCCATGATCGGCTCGGCCTTGGGCTTCTCGGCCAGTTCGCGTGGCTGATAGGTTGTCAGGTCCTTTTCGAACTGCGCCCAGCCGGCACGAATGCGGGCGAACCATTCCGGATCGGGAGTGACCCATGTCCAGACACAGCGCTCCTTCGTGCCGTCCGAGATCATGAACAGCCACTTCTCGGCGCCGGTCACCATCAGGCACTGCTGGCACTGCGGCATGTGCTCTTCCGGAACGATGCTCTGGCGGACCAGCTCGGCATATTCCTCGTTCCACTGCTTATGTTCGAAGCCGATGGTTTCGGCCATGTTCAGGCCATCGCAGGAAGCGGAAATCAGGCCATCAGAGCAGGTCACCGGATAGAAATCATCTTCGGCGATGGTTTCGGCGTTGGGCCGGGCAAGCGCTTCCACTTCATGGCCCTTGTCCAGGACGTGTTCCTGCACCCAGTCGCTGAATTCCTTCGGCGTGCCGGTGGCCTTCATGTGTAGCAGTTCGTTCCGTTTCACCTTGCGCGACAGGCCCAGCATTGCGGCCGCCTCGCTGGCGCCGAAGTGGGTCAGGCGGAACGCATTCCAGGCTTCGCTGCCTTGCTGGAGGTCGTGGATGACGCGGCTCATTGTTGCGCCTCTGCCGGCTTGGCCCAGGACGCAATCTCCACCTTCTGATCAGCGGTAAGCAGTTCCTTGGTTTCGATGGTGGCGATCAGGTCATTGACCGTCTTCTTACCTCCTTCGATGGTCGCTTTCCAGCCGGCTTTTTTCTTCTCGAATACTTCATCGGTGCAGGCCGGCAGGGCTTTCTTTTCGCCGCCTTCGCCCTTTCCGGCGCCCGCCTGCTCGGCCTTGTTCTCCATGACCGATTTCCAAGTGGATTCGCCATCCTTGATGGCGCCGTAGATGCCGCGGAGGTCGACCAGCTCGGTGGGGGAGCATGCATCCAGCGCGTGGCCCAGATATTCAACCAGGTCGGCCGCTTTGACACCGATGCCGGCGAAGGCGTCGGCAATCTTCTTGCGCTCGGCGTCTGGATCGCGCGCTGCTTCATCCAGGCGCACAGCCTTGATGATGTCCTCGGCTTCGTCCTGCATGTCGCCCGGGATGATGCGCAGGCCCAGCGTCCGGATCGCCTTGGAGATCAACGCCGCGCGCTTGTTCAGCAGGTCGTCATCGTTCGCCGGCACGGTGTAGACCGGCTTGTTGTAGCTGTTCTTGCGCATCGAAATGAACGTGCCGTCGTCCATGGGCTTCGACCGCTCAACCGTCTTCGAAACGCGTACATCCAGCGGATAAGTGAGATTCGATTCTAAGTCGGTCACGCTGACGCGGTGGACCTCTTTCGCCTCGTCTTCGAAGATCATGGTCGTCTCGACCAGGACGTTCTTCATGCAGCGCAGCGCGACTTCCACAAAGCGAATGCCCAGGCCTTCAACACCCTGGCCGATCGGCTTGCGGTAGTAGGCGCTCTTGTTGTGGGCAAAGGACGGCCGGCGGCATTCCTTGATGAGGTCTTGCCGCACCTGATCCCAGTTGCGCGGCTGGCGCATCGCCATGACATAGCGCGATTCGACCATTGCACGCGCCTGGGCGGCGACGGCGGCGGAGGCGGTTTCCTGTACTGCCAAGGTGGTGCTGGTGCCGCCAAATTCTTGGCGGACGGCGAGCGCATTGGATGCGACTTGATCGTTCAATTTCTTCTCCAGGGCTTAGATGCGTTGGGACCGCGCCATAGCGGCGCGCTTTTGATACCAGGCGACGTTCTGCTGGGCCTCGCGCGCGCGCTTGGCCTCGACGTCGGCACAGATGAGGTAATGGTTCTCCGCCCTGGTCAGATACCAGTTGCGGATGGCCCGGCAAGGCCCGCGAAGGGACAGGCAGAGCAGTTCTGGCAGGCGGATGCGGACGGTGGTCGTCATGGCTGGGCTCCCGGCAGCGCCAGCATGCCGCTGGCCTGCGCCTGTTCGAGAACGGTCTTCCCGGTTGGCAGCATGATCTGGCCAAGGAAAGCGCCTTCGAAGGATAGGATTCCAGTCTCAACAGCGGTTATCTGCCCCTTGATCCAGTCGCGCAGAATGGAATAGACCGCCACGCAGCCGATTTGCTTTGCCTTCGCCTCATGCTGTTGGCGAGTGCCGCGCATGCGTGTGCTGTAGGGGTGCTTCCGCAGCCATGCTGCCGCGTATCCAGTGGCGCTGGCCTTCACCGATACTTGGCGGTCGCGGTAGGTGAATTGGACAAGCAGCTCACCCGTCTCGAAGTTCATCATCTGTCCGAAGCTGCCGCATCCGAACTCCTGCAGCAGCTTCTGCATGTCCTTGACCGCGCGGTCGCCACTGGTGGCGTTTTCGTAGGGCAGGCTCACGGCATCACCCCCAGCACACCGGCCAGGCCGTACAGGGCGACCAGCAGCACCCACACCAGCGGCATAGGGATAGGGAAGAAGAGTAGGGCGCGGATCGGGTCGAGCGACTCGTCGGCATCTTCACGCGCCGGCCGGCGACGAGGCGCGTATTCGCGGCGCAGTTCGTCGCGCTCCTGTTGCTCGGGCGTGTATTGGAAGCCGTCGCGGTCAACGGCTTCGGCCAACTCGCGGCCGTGGTTGATGGCGGTGGTCATTTTTCGACCGCCTCTTTCTGAATCGGCGCGAACAATCGCTCGGACAGTACCTCGTCAATGTCGTCGATAGCGCCAGAAAAATGAGCCACAAAACAACGCGCGGCTGAATCGGCGTCGCGCTCTCCGGACGCGTACTCGACGGAGCGGCTGATCCTGTTCAGCCATTCATTCTTGCTGGAGCGCCTGGCGGCCGGGCGCTGCTGCTGTTCGTTTGCCATCCCTCTTCCCCTTGACGTCCCGGTATTGGTGCCGGGTTAAGGGAAGTATAGAAGACTAAACTACGGATAGTCAAGAACTCTAAACCACGGGGCAAAAAAAATCCCGCCGAAGCGGGATATGAAGCGGGCCGCTTGGGCCCGGCTTCGCTCTCGTTATGGGCAGTTCGGCTCTGGAGCTTTGAACTTCTTCTTGAGCATGCGGGCGACTTCCTCCTGGTGAGCGATGCAGGACACCCGAGCGTCTCCGCGCGCCTCAGAGGAATTCCTTGCTGACCGGCTCATGGTTCTGTCGTACTCATCATCCGAAATCTTTTGCAGTTTGAAATTGAGGTCAGCTTTGTCTTTTGCTGCACAAAACTCGGACATCAACTCCTTCCGACTCATGTCCTTCAAGCGAGCGTATTCCATCTTGGGACACGGCATTTCCATTCCGGCTAAAGCGGGCTGCAGTCCGGTTAGGAAAAGGGCTGTAAATGCGATTGACGTCGACACTGCAGCGCGGAGTGCAGTTACTGTTTTTTGGTGAGATTCCATGCTTGTTTTTCTCGTCCTTCGGGTTGTCGTCACCTTGCGGATCCCTGCTGGCACTCGCTTACTGTCTTACTCATACCCGGCGTAACGATCATTGGGCCGACGTAATAGTTCGTCTTGGAGCCGGATGGAACATCCAATACGTCGACCAGCACGCCTGCCGCGCTTGACCCGGTTGCGACTGTGAGCGCGTAGCCTTCCCTGGTGGGGCGCATGTTTACGGGCGCCGCATACCCGCCGGCCTCGAAACCGTCTGCGATGCAGATAGCCACTTCTTTCGAGCCGCGGGAGCTGGTGTAGGCGGAGGGCGTGATCTCCTGCCGAAGTGACTGCGGAGTCGCACAGCCCATGACGAATAGGCAAGAAACAATCGAGACTGTTTGAAATTTCTTCAGCATTGCGTCAGCTTTTGCATTCTGGTTATACTGGATGCGCATACAGTGTTCTGTTCCCCGACAGGGTGGCATCGTACCTCCCATGAACCACAGCACTGGTCTGATGATAAAAAGAAATCGGAGTGGGACAGCAAATGCTTAGTCAGCAAGAAAAAATCCTCGTCGAAGCGTTTCGGGTGGTCGAGCCGGAAATGAGAGACTTCTACTACAACTCCCTCACTTCGCGAGCCCGGCGGTTGATCCTGTCGGGCCGCTCAGAGGCTGGTCCTCTTCGTAACTCCGAATTGCTCACCAAAATCACGGACGAGCCCCAGTAGGTCCTTCTTCTTTTCTGTGGGCAGCGACGCATAAACGGACAGTATCAGTGCGGCACCCTCCAAGGCGCTGGCGGCAGCAATTCGTTCGTCAGCTTGCTCGACAGTCTCTTCGGGTGGCGTGACACGACGCGCCAGCCCTCCGCGCTGTTCGCCTTTTCCCGTGACGACCCATTCAGCCCGGAACCCGGTGAGCAGCTCGATGCCCTGGGCGTTCTCTAGCTTTATGGACTTGATTGCGCCAGAAAGCATCTGGTTAATGGCGGCCTTCGTCAGGCCGCTCGCCGTGGCTAAGTTTTTCTGGGTATAGCCGGCCTCCAGCACTTCACGCAATCGTTCTTGCAGATTCTTCATGTCTAGGAATCTAAACTTTCGATGGTTTAGAGTGCTTGACTCGCGGCGGTTTAGAACACTATACTTAGCCATGGACTGTGAAAACATCATCAATGCTCTGGGCGGTAGGAAGAAGGTCATGGAGATGACTGGGCTTTCCAAAGGCCGCATTTCTCAGTGGGCGACATCCGGGCGCATCCCTGTCTCGTGGATGAAGTTCTTCGCCGCTTCTCGCCCCGACCTGTTCCTGAGCGAACTGAAGAAGCGCGGCCCCGACCGCCGCGCCGGCCCCGACCGCCGCAAAGCCCCCGACAAAGTCATCTGACCGAAAACCTGTGAGCGAGGGAACGCCCCCTTTGCAGGCGTGACGCTGGAGAGACAGCAGTAATTCCGAAGACGGCCCCTGTGGCGGTCTTTTTTTGAGCCCGATTGCCGCAGTTTGATGAATGTCAACTGAGTAGCAGCAGATCAAACCGGGTTCCGCGCTGTGAAGCGCCACGAGAACAAGAAGCATCGCCACCTCCCTTGAATTGTTGATGGGAAGGATAGGCAGAGGGGAAAGATTGAAAAACGCCAATATTCAAGGGGATTTCTACATGACGCGCCAGTACACCGACATGAACCAGCACGACGCCCTCTACAACGCGGCGCGTGAATACCCGGGTGGGATTGAAGCGCTGGCCCAGCGCATGGACATGTCGGCCAATGTGCTGCGCTCAAAGCTTGCGCCTGGCGTGAAGACCCACCACATCACGTTCGAAGAAGCCTCGCGTATCGTCGAATTCCTGCAGGAGGCAAAGGTCGATTGCGCGACTCTGCCGCTGCTGGCCATGAACTGGCGCCACAACCTGATCGCCTTCCCGATGCCGGCCGCTGACCACCTTTCGGATGAACAGCTCGCCCAGGCTGTTTTCAAGGTGATGACCGAAAGCGGCGACGTTGCGCGCGTGCTGAATGAATCACTGGCCGATGGCAAGCTGACCTTGGCCGAGATGGACAACATCGAGCGCGAGTTTCAGGAAGCGATGGCCGCCTTTGCCGAACTTCGTGAGCGCGCGCGCCAGCGCTTTGCCGCGCAATCCAGTTCTCTGCGGGTGGCGTGATGGCCGACGTCTTCATGTCCCGCCAGCGCATCCGCGATAACGCCCAACTTGCAGTGGCTGCTGGCCGCCTGGCTGACACCTGCCCGCCTGAATTCCTGCCTGACAAAGATTTGTGGCTTGCCGCGTATGGCAAGGCACTCACCGATGCCGCGATCAAGAACCAGCGCCTGCCGGCGCGCGCGGCAATGTCCTTGGCTGCTGAACTTCAAGCGGGGTGAACCATGGTGACTGGACTTCTCATTCTGACCGCTGCAATGGCCCTTGGCTATGCGCTGGTCTGCTGGGTGCAAGACCCGTTCTGGAGCGGTGACGACGACGAAGGGGGCGAGGAATGAAAACGAACGTCGCCCTCACTTCCATCGACGCTTTTTACGGCCGCGTGGTGCCGAAGCTGGCCGCCAGCCAGAACGAGCGCGTGATGAAGGTGATCCAGCCTGGCCGTGACTATTCCCTCTCTGAGTTGATGGCCCTGGTCCACGGCATCGACAAATCCAGCATGTCGCGCGTGGTCAATGGCCTGCGCGCCGCAAATCGCTTGCAGCCGGCGCCCGAGCGAAAGTGCACCGTTACCGGCGTAACCATCACGCCCAGCCGGTTGCCGGCTCGTCCTGTGCCGCGCCCTGTTCAAACCTCATTCGACCTGGAGTAAACCATGTCCGCCTTCTGTGTTTTCGGAGTGACTCGGGCCCAGTGCAAGAAAATGGCCGAGGAAAAGACGCTGACCTTCGACAAAGTGTTGAATCGGGAGTTGACCGAGGAAGAGTATTCGCAGCGGGTTGCGACTCTCGCTCAAGAGCTGTTCGAAGGCGCCGCCCGGCCAAAACAGATTTCACCAGCCTTCGACGCACCGCAGTTCGCGAATGACTGGATAGCGGTCGGCACGCGCTCAGGTTTCATCCGAGCCCCGAAGGTCATGCGACGCGGCGAGAGGATCGACAAACACGGATTGCCAGTGATCAACAGGAAGACAGGTGAAAAGGTCATCACTTGGATTCCGTACGCGGCTTGAAACGATGAGCCTCGCCAATCCCCACATGGCCGCGCAGTACCGGGTTCGCACTGCCGAATCAGCGCCGCTCAACTTCTCTTCCCGCTTCTGCCCAGGCTGCAAGCTGAATCGCAGCCGCGGGCAGTGGACGGCCGGCGCTGACGTTTGCAACCGTTGCACAGTGAGGGCAGTGAAGTGAGCAAAGCCCTCATCATGCGCGACCGCTCGATCGCCTTCTCCGACAACGAGAAGCAGATCGCCCAGCGTGTGCTGGAAACCGGCCTGCGCGGCGTCGACGAAGAGAACCACAACCGCTGGCGCCGATTCCTGCGCCGCATGTTCTCCCTTGAAGAAGGCGAGATCGCCCAGATCGGCACGCGCATCCCCCGCTCCGGCCCGTTCCACCGCTTCCATATGGCCGTCGAGCAGGCAGTCTTCAATGCTCAAGAGCGCTTCACCGACTTCGAGCAGTTCCGCAACTGGGTGAAGATCGGCGCCGGCTTCGTTACCTGGGTGCCCGGCGCCAAAGGCGGGATCGTGCCGCTGCCGAAATCCATCTCCTATGCCGAACTGGAAGAGCAGGAGATGCGCGAGTTTCACGACAGCATGCTGGCCTTCCTGCGCGGCGAGCACGCCGCTCCTTTCCTCTGGCGTCACCTCGACGCCGATGAGGCCGCTGACATGATGGATGCGGTTCTGAGAGGCTTTGAAAAGTGAGCCTCAAACCGTCCCGACATCCGAGGTGCGGCAATCCCGCCTGCCGTGAGCGCTTCGAGCGCCGCACGCCCTGGCAGAAGGTCTGCACCAAGGAAGGATGCGCCGAAGCCTATGTCGCGCATCAGAAGGCGCTGAAAACGGCCAAGGCGAAGCGTGATGAGCGCAAGGACGACCGGGATCGGAAAGAAGCCCTGAAGAGCCGCAACGAGTGGATCAAGGAAGTACAGACCGCGTTCAATGCCTTCATCCGTTTCCGCGATCGTTACCAGCCTTGCATCTGCTGCGGCAAGCCGTTCGAACCGCAAAAGCCGGGCGGCTCCATGGACGCCGGCCATTACCTGAGCCGCGGATCCTCATCGCATCTGCGCTTCAACGAAAACAACGTCTTCGGCCAGCGCAAGAACTGCAATCGCCCCGGCGGCACCACGCGCGCAGCGTTCCGCGCCGGCGTTATCGCCCGCATCGGCCTGGCCGCGGTCGAAGCGCTGGAAGCGGATCAAACGGTCGCCAAGTGGACCATCGAAGACCTGAAGGCCATGAAGAAGGCCTACCAGGCCAAGCTGAAGGAATTGAAGAAAGGGGAGGGCCAGTAATGGACTGGTTCAGGTGGTGGCATGGGTCCTTGACCGACCCGAAATTCCAGTGGGTGGCCCGTAAAGCAAAGCAGCCGCTGCCAACCGTAGTCGCTGTCTGGGTGGCCTTGCTGGAGCATGCCAGCGGCGTAACGCAGTGTAACGCAGGGGTTGCGCGCGGTAACTTGCAAGGCTTTGACGCCAGCGATTTCGACGTTCTTTTTGGCGTCGATGATGGGGTGGTGGCTACCGTTGTGGCCGCCCTGGAAGAGAAGGGACTGATCGAGGACGGCGCGATTGCGAGCTGGGATAAGCGCCAGCCTAAGCGCGAAGACCCCACCGGATCAGAGCGGGTGGCAGAGCACCGCGCGCGGAAGAAGGTCGAGGAATTGCAGCGTCAACTTGACGAGGCAAATGCCGCACTTGAAGCGCAAGGTAAGCCCGCGAAACGCGATGTAACGCACGGGAACGCTAGAGAAGATAAGAAGAGAGGAGATAAGAAAGGCTCCAATAGTTCTGTCAACGAAGATCAACCGAATCAAGCATCCGCTTCGCGGCTGCCGAATGATTGGGTGCTGCCTTCGAAATTCGGGCTCTGGGCCAAGGACTACGACCCGGGCTGGACTGACGCCTACATCCGCGAGCTGGGCGAAGCATTCAAGGACTACTGGACCGCATTGCCGGACAACCGCTTCGCGAAGAAGACGGATTGGTTCGCGACTTGGCGCAACTACCTGCGCCAGCGGGTCAAGCCCTCCGACCAGGCTACGAACGGCAAAGGAACGCGCAATCGCTACTGGTACAGCACCGTCGAGGGAGTGCTCGACAAGCTGACCGCCGAGGGCATGCAGACGCGCCCGGGCGAAACGCTGCCGCAGACCGTGGACCGCATCCTGAAGAAGCTGGAGGCCGACGAGAAAGCGAAGAACGCGCCTCAACCGGAGCTTGTGCAGGCCGAGTTGTCTGTGCCGCTGGAGCCAGTGAAGAGGATCACTCCGGAAGAGGCCAAGTCGGCGCGCGAGGCTGCGCTCGCCCTCATTGCAGAGCAAAAGCGCATATCGCGCGGCGCTCCTGCTGGCGCTGTCCGTGAGCCGGCGGAGGTCGAATGATCTGCCTCCACTGCTCAAAGCTGGACTTCAAGGGCAATGAAACCCGCGAGCACAAGGAAATGCTGAATCACGGATTCGGCCCGTGCACCGGCCTGCCTGGTCCTTCCGTCACCGACGGCGGCCACATGACCAAGTGGATGAGCATGGACACCGAGCGGCAGTGTCCGGAGTTCGATTTGGTCGACGAAGAAGCCATCGCGGCCAGGGGGAAGTACCGGGAAAAGCTCAAACGATTTGCGGAGGGGAAGTGATGGCGCACCGCGGTCAATTCAAAGAGCCGGCCGTCCCCCTGGACGATGCGCACCGGAAGGCATTGGAGCTGATCGACAGCCACGAAGGCGGATGCGCTGTCTTCATGGTGGCCGGTGAAGTCCACTCGACCCCGCGCAAATCCAAGTGCTTCGAAAACAACGTGGAGCGCCTTGCGAACAACCTTGTCGGCGTCTATGACGATGGCGCCGATCCGCGCGCAGTGTGGGAGGACTTGTCCGAGTTCTACCAAGACGGCGAAAGCAGGCCTTCCGTTTTGCCGTCTTCGAAGTGGAAGGATCGGATATTTGAGGTTTTGAAAGAGGGCCCTGCAACTCCACGGGAGATTGCTGATGAGCTGATCCTGCCAGCCCGGACGCTTTCCGCTTACATGACTCAGCTTGGCCGAGACGGTTACATCAAGGTCATCGGCAAGACCAAGGGCGAAACCGGCGCGCCGACTCAAATATGGGCGATGGCATGAGCGCGGTCAGCCTGGACGAACTGATAGCAGTCCACGAAGCCCGCATGCGGCTGAAGAAAGAAGCCAGCCGCGCGCTGCCGGCGCATGCCTACCGGGATCCAGCGCAGACGGTCGAGTTTGAAGCCGAGCGGGCGCGCCGGCAGGCAGCAAAGCAAAAGAAACATCAACCCAACAAAAGAAGGGGATGAACATGAATGGCGCAAAGGGCTATCGAATCACTGTCACCGCAATCATTGAACGCACGGAGACGGTCGGCAAAGAGTGGACGACCGTGGCGCACGAGCCCATCGGCGACGGGTCCGGGAAGACGAAGCCGATATTGAACTACACGCCAGAAATTGAAAAAGTCGTCACCAAAGAGGTTCAGGTGTTTGAGCAGCGGGTGGACGAACTTGATATGGCAGCGCTGGTGCTGGTGGTGAACGGGATTGATAAGACGGTTTGAAGAGGGAGGAAAAATGGAAGCCTGCGTCGAATCGCTATTTGAAACCGCTGATGGAGCCCTGAAGTTCGCATACCGGTTCACCACCGAGCAGTACGACCGGCCGCTGATGAATCGCCTTGCGGACAAGGTGAAGCGCACGGGGAAGGGCTTGGTCGGCGTGGATGGCGCGGGCCAATCCGGAATGATCCGGAGGGAAGTCCAGTCGCTGGGCCGATTTGTGGAAGCGATTGTCACCGCCCGTTATGCGCCCAGGACCACGCCTTGCGCCTGCGGGGCGGCATGCTGCTCGGGCGAGAAGCTGAATCCCGAATGGGCGGACGCGATCGGCTTCATCACTACGGAGGCAGTCTCCCGCCTGTCTGGCAAGCTGACGCACTATCGTCTGCGCCGGGGCATCGTGGAGCGTCAGTTCGGGGTGAAGCACAAGATCGGCGACCTGGCCGACGCCTGCGGAGTGAACCGCGACACAGCTTCGGAGCACAACGCCATCATTACCACCTGGCTGGCGGGCGAGAAGCGGACCATTCCGAACGCCAAGGTGGGCGAGATCGCCCGCGCAATTGCGATGGCCGAAGGGCGGCTGAACAACACCGGACTTGTCGGCTGAACTCTTTTCCTTGACTTTCCGCAAAACGTGCGGAAAATAGAGGTCATTCATGCACTGTGAATCAGTGCCACCAAAGCCCGCGCAAGCGGGCTTTTGCGTTTACATGGGAGAGCAGTCCGGTCAATGTCCGTCGGCTAGTCGAGTGAAACACTCGACGTTTTGGCCGCTCGGGGTAACACCGGGACGCACAATGGGGTGGCGCCCATAACGACTCCTGCCAGCTTCGCTGTATTCGAAACGGCCGGCCTCACGTGGAGGACGCATACGGTTCCCGGGCGCTCAAGTGGCGTCCGGGCCTATGATTTCATCACCAAGAATCCCTCCAACTCTTTCCCTTGAGAGATGGATTTCACCCGCCCAGCAGCAATGCTCGGCGGGTTTTCTTATTCAGGGCCTCGAATGACCCAGACCGATCAAGCAATCGAGCAGATGGTCGATGCATTCGGGCCCATGTTGCGCAGCGAGCGAGAGCGGAAGTTCGTCCGTGATGGGTTGCGCAACCTGTGTCGACTGGCCCAGGCAGAACAGTTGCTTCAGATGCGCCTGGACGTGAACAGAGCCATCGGCGGCCAATCCACAACGAGTTAAGCGGCAGCCCGCCAGAGCGCTCCAGTGGCGGCAATAACGGGCGCACCTTCGACGAACCAAGGCTTCGGTAAGCCAGCGGGCAGCGGTGTCCGTGGTAACGGCCTGCCTGACGAACTCCACCGGCAGAACACCGTCGGCGCGACCGTAGCGCGGGCGAATGGCATTGGATCTGGAAGGACTATCCGGCTTCCCGGCTTTAATATTGGCAGATGGCAACGATCCCGGAAGACACAAAGGTCTGCGCGAAGTGCGGCTGTGAGCAGCACGTTTCGCAGTTCCCTTTGAAGAAAGCTGGCGACAAACGCTACGCCACCAAGTCATGCCGGTCATGCATTAACAAGGCGCAGAACCGACGGTACGCCAAACTGCCCGGGCAGCAGGCCGGCCAAGACCTGCGGGCGAGGAATGCTGAGCTGGAGAAGCAGGGGAAGCGTGAATGTGTGGCATGCAGCCAGACGCTCGACCTGGCTGCTTTCCGGTTGAAGGACGGGCATCGAGCCAGGAAGTGCAGCGGCTGCCAGAACGCTGTATTGCGCGAGAACTATGCGGAGAACCGAGGCGGTATCCGTGAGTACCTGCGCGAGCACGGAAGGAAGCGCCGGGAGCGCCACGGAGATCGGTTGAATGCCGAGAAGCGCGAATACGTGGCCGCCAACCGTCAAAAGGTTACGGATCGGCAGAACCGCTGGGCAAAGGAGAAGCTGAAGGAGGACGAAATGTTCGCCCTCAAGAAACGCCTGCGGTCGCTGATGTCAAATGCCTTCCGGTCAGTCGCAATCGCAAAGAGCGCGGAAACTGAGGCAATTCTTGGCTGCTCGTTCGAAGCATTCAAGGCGCACATTGAAAGTCAGTTCCTGTCGGGGATGACGTGGGCGAACCGAGAGCAATGGCACCTGGATCACATTGTTCCGCTCGCTACAGCGGTGACAGCGGAAGACGTCGTCCGCCTCAATCATTTCACCAACTATCGCCCACTCTGGGCAGCTGACAACATAGCCAAGGGCGCCAAACTGGACTGGAAGCCGACTGCTTATGGCATGGAGCAAGGAAAGCAGCGCAGCCCGCGGGTACGGCCCGAAGTGGCGGAAGTTGCGGCTCTTCATCTTGGCTCGTGACAAAGGGCTGTGCCAGTGCAGCGAGTGCTCCAAGCGCTTCCTTCCTTTGCCTGCCAACGAGGTGAACCACAAGGTTCCAAAGGCCCAGGCTGAATGCATGGGATGGACCCAGGAGCAGATCGATGATCCGTCCAACCTGGAGGCGGTGAATCACGACTGCCACGAACGGATCACGATGGAGCAGAAGGGCTTCAAGCCACGTAAGCGGATCGGCGCCGATGGATGGCCGGTCGCGTGAGGGTCGGGGGCGG